GGTGCTAACGATGCCTGCGCCAAGCCTGCTTTAAGGGCTCGGTTTCCATGGGGTTCTAGAACGTGAAGAAGGCGACCAGCAGGGCAAAGGGCCTGACGCAGAAGCAGGCCGCCGCGCGCGCCGGCGTCGGCCCGACGTCGGTGCACCGCTGGATTGCGCAGCGCAAGATCGTGCCGAACCCCGACGGGACAATCCCGCCCGAGGCCGTCGACGCGATGGTCAAGCTGCGGGAGGAGAAGGCCGACAGCGACGAGGAGCTCGACAAGACGCAGGCCTCGACGAAGCAGCGGCTGCTCGAGGCCCAGGCATCCGAGCGTGAGGCGAAGGCCGAGCTGCGCGTGCTCGAGGCGAAGCACGCGCGCGGCGAGTACGTGCTACGCGCCGAGGTCGAGACGACGGGGCGGCAGATCGGCGAGCAGGTGCGCGCCGCCCTCCTTGCGCTGCCGGCCCGCGTCGCGCTTCAGGTCGAGAACCTTGCCGCCCAGCCGCGCGGCGCGCGCGCGCCGGCGATCGAGGCCCTGATCGCCGACGAGGTCAACCACGTCCTCGAGGCGCTGCACGGATCGGTCTATGCGGCGGCGGGAGGCTCGGCGTGAGCGGCGCGGCGGCGGCCGGGAGCGTCCTCCGCGCCCTTGTGCCGCGACCGCGGCTCACCGTGTCGCAGTGGGCGGATCGGCACCGCGTTGTGCCGCGCGGAACGTCGCCCGAGCCTGGTCCCTGGCGCACCGACCGCGTGCCCTACCTGCGCGAGGTCATGGACGCGGTGTCCGATCCGCTCGTCGAGCAGGTGGTCGTGCAGGCGGCCTCGCAGATCGGCAAGACCGAGCTCCTGCTCGGCGTGATCGGCTACTTCGCCGATCAGGACCCTTCGCCGATCTTGCTCGTGCACCCGACCGAAATCGCGATGGGCGGGTTCTCGCGCGAGCGCGTCGAGCCGATGTTTCGCGCATCCCCAGCGCTCGCCGGGAAGCTTTCGGAGAGCCTGCGCGACAAGGCGAACACGGTCATGCTGCGGCAGTTCCCCGGCGGCTACCTCGCCTGCGGCTGGGCGACGTCCTCGGTCTCCCTCGCCTCGCGGCCGATCCGCGTGCTGCTTGGGGACGAGCTCGACCGCTGGCCCGAGTCGACGGGGCGCGACGGCGATCCGTGGTCGCAGGCAGTGCAGCGCACGTCGAACTTCCACAACCGCAAGATCGTCGCCGTCTCGACGCCGACCATCGAAGGGCTTTCGGCGATCTCGCGGCTCTTCGACGACTCCGACCAGCGGCGCTTCCACCTGCCCTGCCCGCGCTGCGGCGAGCGCCAGGTGCTCGAGTGGGGCGGCGTGATCTACAAGCGCGACGACGGCGAGCACGACCTCGACGACGTTCACTACCGCTGCGCGCACTGCAAGGGCCGGATCGAGGAGCGCGAGCGGCCGGCGATGCTCGCCGCGGGGGAGTGGCGCGCCGACAGTCCGGGGCATCACCGGCGCGGCTACCAGCTCTCGGCGCTGTACTCGCCGTGGGTGCGCTGGCGCGAGCTCGCCGCCGAGTGGATCCGTGCGACGGCCGATCGCGACAAGCGCGGCCTGCAGGAGTTCGTGAACCTCCGCCTCGGCGAGACGTGGACCGAGGAGAGCGAGCGGATCTCGGTCGAGGCGCTCGAAAAGAACCGCGAGGCGTACGACGCCGAGATCCCCGACGGCGTGCTGCTCGTGACCGCGGGTGTCGACGTGCAGGACAACCGGCTCGAGGCGGTTGTGGTCGGCTGGGGCGTCGGCAAGGAGAGCTGGGGGATCTCCTACGCGGTCATCGCCGGCGACACCTCGACGCCCGACCCGTGGCACCGCCTCGATGCGTTCCTGGCGCGCACCTGGTCGCGGCCGGACGGTCGCGCCCTGGCGCTCTGGTGCAGCTGCGTCGACTCGGGCGGCCACCGCACCCAGGACGTCTACGAATTCTGCCGTGCGCGGCTCGCGCGGAACGTTTTCGCGGTGAAGGGGCGCGCCGGCTCCGGACTGCCGATTGCCGGCAAGGCGACCACGTCGAACCAGCTCCGCATCCCGCTTCACCCCGTCGGCGTCGACACGGCGAAGGAGGCGATCTACTCGCGGCTCGCGCTCACTACGCCCGGGCCGGGCTACTGCCACTTCCCGACGGCGCGGGAGGCCGGGTTCGACGACGAGTTCTTCAAGGGTCTCGTCTCCGAGCAGCGCGTGACCAAGATCCGCGCCGGCCGCCGTTCGACGGAGTGGAAGCAAATCCGAGCTCGCAACGAGCCGCTCGATTGCACGGTCTACGCGACCGCGGCGCTCGAGCTCATCGCACCGGACTTCGCGGCGCTCGCCGCCGCCGAAGCGCTGGCGCGCGGCGCGGCACCGAAGCCAGCGGCACCGGCGCCTCGACGGCGCGTCGTCTCGAAGGGCGTCGACTGGTGAGCGCTCCGCACCGATCTTTCCGATTCCCCGACGCGCTCGACGAGCGCCTCATGGCCTACGCGAGGGCGAAGGGAATCAAACTATCGGCCGCGGCGCGCATTGTGCTCGAGCTCGGTCTGCGAGCCGTCGAGGACGCAGCGACGGTTCGGCAACCGCCGCAGCGACGAAGGGTTCTCTCGAAGGGAGTGGGTTTTTGACCGACCGTTGGCGGTCGCTACTTCTTTGCCTTCGACCCCGCCACGCTCCCACTGATCGCCCCGACAACGAGCCCACCGACGATGCCCCACAGGCCGAACACGAATCCGCCTGCTGCCCCGCAGGTCACCGCGCCGAGCACGGCGTACGCATACCGTCGCTGATCGCCAGATTTCTCGACGTGGCAGAAGGGGCAGACCTTCCCCGCGAACGGAATCGTTTTTCCGCAGTTCGAGCACTGCATCGCGACCAATTTGTCCCACAAATCGACAGCAAATTGTGGGACACGTCTCCGCCCGTCGGTGGCGAGGTCTGAAAATGGGCGAGTTGTCCCACAAATCGACATAGCCCTCTCTTCCAGGCCTCCCGATCTCGTGTTTCCCCTAGAGCGTGGCCTTGACGCTCGATGAAGCGAAGCAGCTGCGCGCCGCGTACCTCGCGGCCGAGCTCGCGATCGCGACGGGGCAGAGCTACACGATCGGCACCCGGTCCCTCACCCGCGCCGACGCCGCCTTCGTCGCCGGCGAGTTCCTGAAGTGGGACCGCGTCGTCACGCAGCTCGAAGCCGGCCGCCCCGCCGGGATCGACATGTTCCGCGTGACGCCGAGGGACCTGTAGTGGGCAGCGTCGCCGCCGCGCTCCATCGGCACGCAATGAACCTCGCAGCGTCGAACGGCCGCCGCGGCGTGCCGTTCATGGCCGGCGCGCGCGGCTGCTACGCAAACGGAGCCGCCTTCGCCCGCCCGGCGCACATTCGCCGGAAGCATCTGCGCCAGGGGGGGCGATGAGCCTCCTCGACCTCGCACTCGGCTTCGCCGAGAAGCTCGCCCCCGAATGGGGCCTACGGCGCGAGCACGCGCGCCAGCGCCGCGAGGTCCTGAACCAGGGCTACTCACAGCACGGCGCCTCCCGCCAGAAGAAGTCCATGGCGGGCTGGGTCACCGCCCGCGGCGGCCCCGACGCCGACATCACCCTGAACCTCGACCTCCTCCGCCAGCGCTCCCGCGACCTGTGCATGGGCGATCCGTTGGCGATCGGCGCGCTCAAGACCATCCGCACGAACGAGATCGGCGCCGGCCTGCGGCTCAACGCCCACATCGACTACGACTTCCTCGGGATGACCGACGAGCAGGCGCTCGAGTGGGAGGCCCACACCGAGCGTGAGTTCCGCTCGTGGGCAGGCAGTCTCTCGTGCGACGCCGCCCGGCGCTGCACGCTCGGCGAGCTCGGCGCGCTCGCACGGCTCGCCGAGCTCATGAGCGGCGACGTGTTCGTGATGCTGCCCTCGATCGAGCGCGCCGGCGACCGCTACGATCTCCGGGTCAAGCTGCTCGAGGCCGATCGCGTCTCGGATCCGTGGCCCTATCCGGTCGGGCACAACGTGCTCGGTGGCGTCGAGGTCGATGACGATGGCGCCCCGGTCGCCTACTACGTGACGAAGATCCACCCGGGCGACCTGTTCCTGCCCGGTACCTACGGCGGCTATGGCGCGTTCG